TGTAACATCAAGCGCCGTCTAACGTCGTCCGAACGCCCATAAAGTAACACCAAAGTAACACAAATGTAACGCTTCGTTTTGTGCGACCATCATCGAGCGAAGCGACCGAACGCGCGTACACACAGCGATTTACAGTGCGTTTTCAACTCTGTCGTGATGTAACACTTCGTTTTACCCCCCTTACAATGGGGACGATATGGAGGTCGAGCACATCATCCCGAAGTCCGTCCTCTACGATGACTCCTATGGCAATAAGACCTGCGCCTGCCGCCGATGCAACAAGGAGAAGGGTAATCGCACCGCTCTCGAGTACATCCGTGCGAAGGGCTGGGAAGACGAGTATATGGAGCGCATCAATGGCCTGCTGGATAAGAAGGCGATTTCCTACAGCAAGCACCAGCGCCTACGCTGGCTGAAGGAGGATATCCCCTCTGACTTCCTCGAGCGCCAGCTTCGTCTGACGCAGTACATCTCGCGCCAAGCTATGGCCATCCTCCAGCAGGGTATCCGCCGTGTGTCTGCGAGCGAGGGTGGAGTGACTGCCCGACTTCGTAGCCTCTGGGGTTATGATGATATCCTCCATACGCTCAACCTCGATCGCTACGACTCCATGGGTGAGACGGAGCGTGTATCTCGTGAGGGCGAGACGACCGAGAAGCTTCGCATCAAAGACTGGTCGAAGCGTAAGGATCACCGCCACCACGCTATCGATGCCCTCGTCGTGGCTTCGACTCGTCAGGGCTATATCCAGCGCCTCAATCGTGTGAGCTCCGAGAGCGAGCGTGAGGCGATGAGCGGAGAGATCGAGATGCAGAAGGTGACGAAGACCGATAAGCTCTCCCTCTTGGAGCGCTGGCTGACGCAGCGCCCCCACCTCTCGGTGCGAGCTGTCAGTGATAAGGTCGCCGAGATCCTCATCTCCTACCGCCCTGGGAAGCGCGTCGTCACCCGAGGACGCAATATCTACCTCCGTCATGGGAAGAAGTGCGTGCAGTCGGGACTCTTAGTGCCCCGTGGTCCGCTCTCGAAGGAGACGGTCTATGGGCAGATCACGGTCAATGGGGAGCCGCAGATCGTCTGTAAGTACGACCTTCACAGCCTCAAGGCTAAGGATGTAGACTACGTCGTTGACTTGGCTCTGAGGAAGCGTCTGAAGGAGCTTCTCGCACAGCACGGAGGCAAGGAGAAGGAAGCCTTTGCGGGAGATGTATACATGGATGAAGCGGGTACGCAGGGGCCCATTCGCAGTGTGCGCTGCTTCACTGGGCTGGATCGGGGTAAGATGAAGGCGGTGAAGTATGATGAGCAGGGCGACGCTGTTGGATTTGTCTCGCCTCGCAATAATCATCATCTGGCGATCTATCGTACTCCTAAGGGCAAGCTCGAAGAGTCTATTGTGACCTTCTGGGACGCTGTAGACCGTGCGCGCTATGGCATCCCCTTAGTCATCACGTATCCGCGTGAAGTCATGGAGCAAGTCCTACTGCGCGGAGATGTCCCAGAGTCGGTGCTGAGCTTGCTCCCACCTTCCGACTGGGTGTTTGTTGACTCTCTCCAGCAGGATGAGATGGTCGTCATTGGTCTGTCGGATGAGGAGCTTCAGCGAGCCCTCGAAGCACAGGATTACCGCAAGCTCAGTGAGCATCTCTATCGTGTGCAGAAGATGTCTTCAAAGGATTACTACTTCCGCTATCATTTGGAGACGAGTGTGGCAGATGATAAGAATGCTTTGGGGAGTATACCGAAGTTTCATCGTGTGCGGAGTTTGGCTGACTACGAAAAGAGGAATGTACGTAAGGTGCGTGTCGACCTTCTTGGACGGATCTCTCTGCTCTGATGCTCCCCTGCTACTATGATGAAGCGAACGATCTATATCGGCAATCCTGCCTACCTCTCCCTGC